CGCTCTTCCGATCTACCTCTTCGTAACTCCAGATGCTACACATACATTTACTTTCCCTAATCAGAATAAACCGGAGCCGACACTTTCGTTCATGTAACTCACCTTTCTTTCAGTTTATTTTATTCCTTTCGAGACTCTTTCAATTTCTGCGTAACCCTATTTTTCAATAAGACGGATCTCACCAAAAATCCTGAGAATTATTTTATAAGTTCCACACCTTACATAGAAACAACCCAATTATGGTATATTTCAATGTAAGTATCACATTCACCTTTATTAACGGTCGTAGTTTAGTACAACCTCACACAAATGGGGACCAATCATATGAGCTGACTTCGAATCTTGTATGGTCATATCCGAAAAGAGCCAACCCTCCTGTATTCGTCACATATGCTCCATCGGTAAGAGCTTCTACGAATATTGTCATTTGTCCAGCAGTCGATGTCGAATTTGAATAGAACGTCAAAAATTCAACCTGGAATTGACCCACCCCGGCACCAGTACTCCACGTAATAGGCGTGGTATTGTTCAAAGCGCCTCCCGAAAAAATAAGTCTAACCGCCCATCTACCAACTTTATGGAAAGTGATAGTGGATGGAGAAACCGTGATGATGTTCCCTCCAGTGGAAGCCTGAACTGCACTTGCAATAGATGGTGGTATCACACTAGTACATGTGACACACTGGCTATTTAAGTTACTGTTCTGGTTCGAATTTACTTGTGGAGTAATTAGTTCTATCTCATACTCCACGTAAATCTCTCCTAAGGGTTCGAAATCCACTGCTCCTTGCGTTGCAATGAAAAAGTTACCAACATCTGATAATTTGAGATCTTGTGTACTCAAACTATTTCGGACATAATATTGTTGGTATTTCGACAAATCCTTAGAATCCACACTCATCGATGCTTCCGACCAAACACCAGCTCTGATAGCACCCCAATAAGACATCAAATCTCGCTTATTGGCAGGTGGCGTTTCTGTTGCATCGAAGTCACAAGCCATGTAAATGGCTCCCGGTGCCGTCGATGGACACTGAGGCAAATAATGAAAACGTAATTTCTTAAAATGGTACGTTTCATAATTTACTGCGATGGACGATAACCATGGAAAACTATTAGGAATCCCAGGTTGAATCGGGATAGTAACAACGCTGTAATCCGCTGTTCCTACCACATCACCCATAAACTCGCGATGAATAACGCGAATCCGTCCATCATTCGACTTTGAATTAATGAACGTAGGTTTCCCCATAGAAGCTTTGTAAGAGACAGCTGCAGGTATGAAATCTCGTGTTCCAATACTTGCGCTTGCTCCGACTCTTCCTAAGGGTGTCTGAGAAGCTTTAAAAGCAATATCCGCAAACAGGCGCTTCTCAGCTTTTTGTACTGCCTGTCTGTGTCTTCGTTTTTCACGTTTACGAAGCGAACGTTCTTGTGTTCCTTTTCTTGTCATGTTTCTGGATCCCCGAGGCTGTTACTCAGGAGGTTTAAAACCCAGATAATCCACGAGCACCAATCGCTCCCATGGACCACCTGAGAATAAACCGAATCGCTGTCCGACATTCTTGATCATTTGTTGCATTTGATCAAGTTGACTTGCCGATAGACTGTATCGCTGCAAAATCAAGTCAATGAGTTCTTGTGGGGTAGAGCGAGTTAACCTATTCTTTAACCATAAGTCATCCTCGCCGGTTTTGAGAACATTCTGCCACTCAAAGCCTTTGATAATAACTTTCTCACTCAACGAACCCGTCGGTTTCCATGTTTCATACCATGTAGTCAGCAAAGGCGGTAAAACAAAACCTTTCCAACTCTCTGCAATCCCTCTCATTTTTGCTTCCACATCCCTCGTCGATAAAATATTCTGGCCTTGATTTATTGTCTTCCCTACCTTCGTCAGTCGAGAAGGTAAGGGTGACCAAACAAAATCTCCATGCTCTTTATCAGCCCAAAATATTCCTTTCAAAAATTCGATGCCGTGTCCTCTCAATCACGTTTCCGGTGCTGGTGTACAAGTCATTTCCAGTCCAAATGCTG